ACACACTCGATAACACTTGAGTCATCTGTAATTGTGATCGCTTCGTTGACGATGTCGTCAACTGCTGATTGTACCTCGGGCTGTTGAAGCATGCCACGATAACGTGTGACGAGTTCCGCTTCGGTCTTAGCCGTACCATCGAGGTCTACGAAAGTTGCTTGTGCACCACCAGTCGCAACTGATATTGCCCCGTCGTCATTAACGGGTTCAGCGAAGGAGCGCAGTTGCTCCTTCGCCTCGGTCTTTCGCTTGATTTCGAAACCGAATAGTTGCAAATCACTATCTCCTTAGATCAGGTTAGACCTGAGTACCACCGTCTCCGGTGATGCCACCAGATACATTCCACCAGTCGTATTGGAACGTAACGGTGAATTCTTCAATTTGATCTGCTTCCCAGTTCATGTCAATAGGTGAAACTTCGACAGGGAATAGGCCGTTGAAGTTATAGACACGAAGTGGAGTGCCGGTCTTCGAGTACTGGGTGATCTGAGCCTGTGCCTTGTACTGCAATGGTGATGCAGACGAGAAGCTCGTGATGTTACCCTGATGCGAGTTGATTGAAGCCATCCACTGTTCCATCGCGTTGCGAATGAGGAAGTCTTCGTCGTTGATCACAGTCACGGTCCACTCAGCGAATGAACGATCACCTGCGAGCTTGATGCGACGACCAAAGTATGGAACTTCAATCGTATTCAGAGTGCTAGCAGGAATCGCAGCTGCCTTCACCATGAAAGGCACCTTGATGTCAGCGACACCGTTTGCTGGGTTAGTGATCTGGACTTGGAAGAGCGATGGCTTCGCTCCTCCAAACGTTAGTTGTGATCTAAGGTCATTGATATTGAAAGCCATTTAGATTCTCCTTACCTTTCTAATATTTATACCTTAGCGTTGACCGACGATTTCTTCAAACTCTACACCGGTTCGTACAGCAACGAAGTTGAGTTGGATGAAGTTGATCGCACGAGCAGGTTTGATGTAGATGTCACCGACGAACTCGTTGCGGTCGATGATTTCTGGGGTGTTGTTGGTTTCGTCACAGACGACTCGGAAGTCGTAGATACCACGACGACCCTGTACATCACGCAGGAATGGCTCGACAAGGTTCTTGAACTGTGCACGAGTGAACTCGTCGTTGAACTCGAACAGAGTCGACTGTGCTGCACGAGCAATTGCTTTCTCGAGAACGATGAACAGACGACGAACGTTGATTCGGTCGAATGCCGAGGTTCTGTTGAGTGCAGTCTTGTCACCGAACAGGATAGTTCCTTGTCCTGGCTGGCTCACGACTGGGTTCACACGGTTCTTGTAGAGTTGATCGCGTTCAGACTTGTTTGGATTCCAAGCAAGCTTGATGATATTCTTGATCGTACCGCGGTTGTATCCTGCAGGTGAGAACCATGGGTCACGAGTCTCGTCAGTACGTACGCAGAGACCTGCCACATCGCCGTTGAGTGGTGTGTAGATGTAGGTGTCATTGTAGCGGTCGTAACGGTACTTGTATCCCGAGTCGATGACTGCGTAGGAAGAGCTGTTGATACCGGATGCGAAGGATACGACGTTCGCCTGAGCGTTGATGTTGGTAGCATTGTTCACAACCACGTCAGACAGACGAGGCGAAACGAACACCATGCAGTCCTTACGGAATTCTGCGATGTTGTCGATGATGTAGTTCGCAAGCGAAGTGTTCGAAGACTTACCAGTCATCACGAGCGAGATGTCGATCGATTCTGGTGACTTGAACTGGTCGTAACCTGCCTGAAGCGTTGAGAGTGCGATCGACGATTCGTTCGAACCATCCGTACCACCCGCGAGCGTGACACTGATTGCGCTGTTCGAGAACGTCAGTGCGGTAGCGTCAACGTTTGCAGTGAAGGTGGCGTTTGCGCTAAGCTTGATGTAGTTCGAACGAGTGTTGATAGCATCAACGAGGTAGTTATTCGTACCGTTCTCAGTCTTTGCGAGGTTGAAGACCGAGAGATCTTCAAAGACTTCGACTGCGGTGTTTGCAGTTCCGCTGAACTGACCAGTGGTGTCGACAACAACGACGTGAACGTTACGGCTCGATGATGGTGCACGAGTTACGTAGCTGTTTGCGATCGTGTTCGAAGCGTAAGCAGTTTGACCGATGATGATGACGCGAAGCGCATCGCCAAGGTCACCTGGGTACTTTGCTTCGACCTTGGTAAGACCAGACGTAGTGACAGCAGCGGTGATACCGAGAGAGGTGTTAGCGACAGTCAGTCCTGCGTTTGCAGTGACTGCATCACTTACACGAACAACGTATAGTGAGTTACCGTATGCAAGGAAGTCCGCTGCAGTAAAGAACGTCTCTGGGTTGTGTGCGCTAATTGGCTTACCGAATCTTTTGACGAGGTCGACTTCAGACGAAACGAGGATTGGCTCGTTGACTGGACCCCATGCAAAAACACCAGCGATAGCGCCAGTCGTCGTAGATACTGCAGGAACGACCGTGGTTAGGTCGATCTCAGATACACTGATACCTGGGCTGAGTTGAAATGGCATGTGTTATCTCCTTTTGTGAGCATTATTTAAGTAAGAGTCTTCCTTTTATTTATAAGAAAGGCAATTACCAATCAAGCCAACGCGAAGGAGGCGGAGTGTACACAGTTTCTTCTGGTTCGATGTCGTCGTATGTGAAGCCAAATGGAAGCAGTTCATCCATCAGTTGTTCGTCACTTTTCTCTCTCAGCTTCATCATGGTGTTGATGTCGGTGATCTCTTTGAAGAACGACTGAGTCGTGAGCCACGCAAAGAGGACGAGACCCATCACCAAGTCGTCATGACATCCGGCTTCAGCCTCATATGATGCGCCTTTTCGTGAGAACGTCGACAACTCATTGATCGTATGGAAGTCATAGATCTGAAGTTGTTTCTGCTCAGCGAGAAGTTTCAACACTGAGCAACCAATCGACTTCACCTGCTTTGTCGTACGAATGCCCTTGTCAACGTTCGAACCGAATCCACCAGAGATACGTTTACCAGAACGACCAGCTGATTCAGTGTACAGCAGAGTCTCGACTTCAAAGTCAAAGTGCAAGGTGTCTGACACTTGACCTCCTATGTCGTTGATCTCGATCAGGATGAACGCGTCGTTGTAGGACTTCGTGGTTCTGAAGATGATGTCAGCGTAGTCGACTGGAGTGATGAGGTTGTTCCGATAAGTCGCCACTTGTCGATAAGGCATCTTCGTCACGTCGATGATGTGGAACGCAGAGTAGTCTAGGCCTTTACCGCGAGAGACGTCGGCGATACACACATAGGTCTTGCCTTTCTCTGGTTTCTCATAGACCGCGAGACCCTGAGCCTCATGAATAGGAGTGCGATACCCAGTCTGAAGATACTTGAGAGTCGCACCGTCGATGAGCGTACCAGACGAACCAAGGAACTGGCATTCGTATTCCTGCGAGAACTTCTCGGTGTCAAAGTTGAGCGCCTCGAGTGTCTCCTGCTTCCACGCGTCCCCGCGGCCAGGCACGAGATCCCAAGTGACTTCGACATATTGATAACCGTTCGACCCTTGCTTAGCACCTTCACAGATCTTGAAGAAGTGATTCAGACCGTTAGGCGTAGAGGTCATCAGAAGCTTAGTCTCTTCACCGGACGAGATGGTTGGGTAAACAGAAGCGAAGAACTCGTCGTAACCTTCCACGAATGCACATTCGTCGATGTACAGGAACGCGATCGACTTACCACGAATCGAGCTCGATGTAGTCGTACCTGCGTAGACCTTACAACCATTCTCGAGTTCGATAGAGTTCTTGTTCCATTCTTGAATCCCGTGCTGCATCCACTTTGGCAGGTTTTCGTACGCGAGCTTGACTCGCTCGAGAACTTCCTTTGAGCCTTCACCTTTATTTGACAGGATGCCCACATTTTTGTGTTCATTGAAGATGATATAGTGTAGAATGATAGCGACGGCGGTGGTAGTCTTACCTGCCTGACGAGCAGTAAGCACAGCGACACGACGATTGTTGAAGATCTTCGTGGCGATTTCTTTCTGGTAGTCATACATCTGAAGCGGAATGAGACCGCGGTCGACGTGTACGATTTTGATGTAGTTCTCAGCGAAGTAGATAGGATCCATCATGCACTTCGCCATCTCAGCGAGTTGCTCTTGAGTCCAATTCTGTTGCTGACCGATGCGCTTGAGGAGGTTGTTACCTAAGTAACCCTTCTCTGGCTTAGGAGTTTGATTGTCCATTTTTCCTCATGTCTGCTAGAACCTTCAGCAGATCATGGGTGGTTCCGACGAATAGGTTGTTATTTGTCACGTTACCACCAGATCCAGTCTGAGGGTCATCATTACTCTTTTCCTCTTCAACTTTCTTCTTTGACAGTTGAACGAGTTCCTTGTTAGCATCAACGAGTGCTTTCATCGTCGTGGCTAGAACCTCGTATGCACGAGGGTGTTGTGATTGTGTCGCCACACCGAGAAGTTCTTCGAGCGCAGCCGTACCCTTCTCGATGACGTTATACATGTTCTCTCGAGCGTAGTCGTAGTCGTTCTCGGCTTCTTCATATCGAGTCGTTGGCTTCTCTGGCTCTTTTGCTTTTGGAAGATTCGCAGAGAGCTTCTTCGATAGATGCGAGGCGTCGGCCGACATCTTCTTCGCCACTGGTTTATCTTCAACGATCTCAGCGTCTTCTACTGCGCCGATGGGAGGAAGGCCAAGGTATTTTCCAAGCTTATCAGTCATTTAGGTCCACTATTTGCACGATATATGCCCAGTCATCATCAATCTTAATGTTGGCATATGGAACGGTGTTTGCTATGCTCGTGGTCGGTTGACCATTCGCAGTGAGTCCTGGTTGCACTGTGACTCTCTCGACCGGCGAAGTCGCGGTCATGGATGAGTACACATTTGTATTTGCGAATTTGATCACTTTCTTCTCAGTCGTCGGACCGTAGTAGTAACCCTTCAACGTGAAGTCAAGAGTCCAGATCAGAGCACGACGCTCTTCGTATGATCCTTCATAACTATCTTCGGTACTGACCGAGTTCAGCACGATCGGGATGTCGACAAGAAGATCCATGTCGTCGATCATCTTTGCAGTAACGGTGAACTCTGGCTTGAAGAATGGAATGATCTGCTCAAGGATCTTTGTTCCGTCCTCGAGATACTTCGTCATGATGTTGAGTTGGAAGTTCAAGTTGTACGGAGCTGGAGTAAACTGAGTGCGAACGCGATCAGCAGCAACCACTTGCTTCTTGTTGAGAACTCGGTTCGTCAGTTTTCTCTCGCCATCATACTGCATGCTCGTCAGTTCAAAACTTATGCGAGGCAGAGTGATAGCCTGACTCTTCAACTCAGGATCTTGCTCGAGCTTTGAGAGAAACTTTTGCATCGGACCATAGTTCACTGGAACTTTGAAGCGTTGAGTCTCTGTTCCGGTGTTGTTTGAACGACCAATTGAGATGTCATTGAAGAGCGTGCCAAAGATGGCAACATATCTTCGTGTGGTTTGATTATAGAATGAGTGTCCGAACATTAGTAGTTCTCCTCACCGAATGGATTCTCTTCAGTGAAGTCAAGAATACCATCAGCAACTGTTTCAATTGTGAGGTTGTCGGCGAGAGGATCGAGAGACTCGATGCCGGCGATGCTGTTGTTTGCAGTGGTGATTCTATCTGCGGTGATAGCATCAATCTCAGCGACACCTGTGTTAAAGACTTCGTTTGAGAACTCGAACAACTCGCAACGAAGATCATACATCTGAAGCGCGCCGAGTTGATAGAAGATCGGCTTATTGTCGACATACATCACTTCAAAGACTTTGCGGTTCAATGGGAAGTAGATGAGGTCACCTTCATTAGGTCGAATCTGTTCGTTGTAAAGAGCGATGTCTTCATTGAATCTTCTCATCGAGACTGAGAGAGTCATGGAGTCACGAATCTGTAGACCGAACTTCGAGAGGAATTGACCATCACCTTCAAATCCTTCAACGTTCTTCACATACATCTCAATCATATATGCCTCGTTGAAGATTGGCAGGTCGTCTTCATTCAGCAGATCGTCTTTAGCACCAAGAGTGCGAGGAATGTACCAGCAATCAAGGCCGTAGATACGAATGGACTCGATGATCAGATCCTCGATGAGGTTCTGTTCCATTGAGTTCGAGTAGTTGCTGAAATAGAAGTTCGTGACCACTTGTTATCCAATCATGTCAGAGACTGGAAGTGAGTACGAGCTGATCATCTCTTCTTCCATTCTACGAATCTCTTCTTCTGCGTCCTTGAGAATCATCTCACCGTTGAACTGAACGTTGCCCGGAAGATTCAACCCGATGAACTTGGTCAGGTTAGTGCCCCACTGATACTTAATCTTCGCGGTCGCGTAGTTCTGAAGCCAACGATCTTTCCAGACGTCGATGTAAGTGTTTGGATCCACGATCTGATAGCACTCATAGACCACGTAGTCACCGACGTTCACCTTGTCCTTGTTCATATCGATATACAGACGATTCATATGACGATTGTAACGAATTGGCTGACGACCAGACAGAAGTTCCTGCATGAACGCGAGATGCTGGAAAGACATGTAGTAGTTGATCAAATCGTAGTTGACAAAGTCATGAAGATTGTTTAGAACAAACTGGTACTGAGCAGAGAAGATGCCAGAGCCCGTGAGGTAACCCTGAATTGGAAACAGGTTGATCACACCGATGACGTTCTCAGGAACAGGAACATATCCGTTGTCCTTGTCTTCTTGAGTGATCTGACGCTTCATGTACATCTTCTCGGTGCCATCGAAGTGATAGTCCCAATAGTACGTAAGAGCCTCGTCGATGCGATCTTCGACTTGGTCCTGATCAACGTTGATCTCAATAACTGGCTTGCCTAGCTTACGTAGGCAATACTCTTTGAACTCAGCTCTGGTTGTTGGTTGTGCCATGACGCGTCTCCTTTTAGCTATTTATGGTTATGCTAAAACCCAAGATGAACCATTCCAGAATTTCACAGGCTTTTGAACCCATGCTGATCCAGTCCAGACTTTAACTGGCTTCAGTGTCCATGCTGAACCAGTCCAGTACTTCATATAGCCATCAGTGCCGACGGGTGCTGCTACGCCAAAGAACTCGTCACGAGCGATCTGACCGGCACCAGTGTCTCTGAACCAGATCTCATCGCCACCTTGAAACGTTGTGCCTAACTTGCGAAAGACCTGATTAGCCATGGATTATCTTTCCGGTTCCACGTACCGCACCAGTTGTGGTGGTGTTTGCAATTACAACTGGGAACAGACACGAGCTATTGTAGATCTCCGTCATGCCGAGTTCTGCCCACGTTGATACGAATCTTCCGTTAGCGACGGGACAGAACACCGCACCGCGGTAACGAGTCGCGGTCACGCCGAAGCTACCCGCGGTGGCAGTTGATGCTGATAAAGTTACGGTGTTAACGTCTCGAATATATTTACCAGAGTCAGCAGAAGGAATCAGACCGTTGAGAGGAATCATCCTGCTTGCACGAACAGTACCACCGACTGCTACAACGGTTAGGTTATTCGAGGTGCCATCGTTGTATGTGACGTTAACAGTCGCGTTAGACGCGGTTGCGCCAGTGTCAGCGTACCACTCTAGCCACCACTGAATGTCCGAGTAGTTTGCGTCACCTTTTCTTGCGTCAAGGTTCGATGTAGCGAGGTTAGCACTGATGTCGACGTTGACTGTTTGTGCAGTTGTCAGTGTGCCGTTGAGACCACCCATATGCATGAGACGATCATGAATCTCAACAGTCATACCCGCAGTAGCCACGATTGCTTCAAATTGACCAAAGTAACTGGTTGCTGGTGCTGTCTGCTGCGTGAAGCCAAGACTACCCACCAGTGCGTTTGAAGCGACTGCTGCAGTCGTGGGAATCGCCCCTTGACCCGGATAACCTAATGCTCTCCATAGTGAGAAGTAGTTACCTGCCGAAGCGTTCGCAATAGAAGTCTTATCAATGATGATTCGTGATGAATCATTACCCATTGCGTTGATCAGTCCATCCATACCATTGATTGTCATATCTTTACCCGTATATTATTTTCGCCGAAGCGTTAGTTGTTCCAGTTACAGTGCTAGCACCTAATATGATCATAGAAAGACAGCTGCTAGGAAATATCTCCGGAAGGCCAATTTGCGTCCATCCTCTTTTGTATCGTTCGCTTGGTTGATCTCCAAAAACCCCACCACGATAACGAGTAGCAACAAAGCCAATGTTTCCGGCACCACCAGTGCTAGCAGATAATTGTAGGCTGTTAATGCCTCTGATGAATTTACCTTGATCTGCAGCTGCTATTTGGGCGTTGAGAGGAAACATCCTGTTAATACGTCGATCGTTGTTACCTATGTTAAAAACGGTAAGGTTTCCAGTTGTACCATCATTGAATGTGACGTTGACTGTTGCGTTAGAGTTAGTGCTTCCAACGTCGACAAACAGTTCTAGCCACCATTGAACGTCGGAGTAATTGGCGTCACCTTTTCTTTGGTCGAGGTTAGAAGTTCCAGCAAGAGTGCTTAAATCAAAGCCAGTGATAGTTTGCAAAGTCGTAGCAGTTCCACTTAAACCACCCATGTGAACCATTCTATCGTGTATCTCAAGTGTGTTGTTTTGAGCGGTACCCGCATACGTATATTGTATCTCAGACAGATAAGCCTTCATTGGTGCGACTGGCTGAGGAAAGTTAAAACCTCCAGTCGATGTGTGGTTCAACACGACTGGTGTTGCAGTTGGTGTCGTACCAGTGCCCGGTAATCCTGCCAACGGCCAAGTCGACATAAAGTTACCGGCGATAACGTTAGTGATGTTCGGTTTGCTGCCTGTGAATGTGACAAAGCGAGAGTCAATCGCCATCTCAAGTTGTGCTTTAGTCGTGATTGCCATTATCCGTACACCACTTTCAATGTAGAGTTAATAACACCTGTTGTAGTCGTACTTGTGAGAACAATAGGAAACAACGCGCTTTGAGCATAAATCTGAGGGAACCCAATTTGCTCCCATATCACACGGTTTCTAACGTTAGCAGTTCTTGCTAAAGCCCCACATCTATACCGAGTTGCAGTGATACCAAAGTTTCCTGCAGTACCAGTTGACGCCGACAATGTGATACTATTTACGCCTCTGATGTATTTACCCTGATCTGCTGCAGCTATCAATGAGTTCAGAGGAATCATTCTACCGGCACGAACAGTACCACCAACTGCTACAACGGTCAAGTTGCCAGTTGTTGAGTCATTAAACGTTACGTTAATAGTTGCGTTGGATGCAGTTGCGCCAGTTGCGGTATACCATTCAAGCCACCATTGGATGTCAGAGAAGTTAGAGTCACCTTTTCGTTCATCGATATTGGCGCTAAGAAGAAGCGAGTTAAAATCAAACGCCGCGATTTGACCGGTTGTGACGTTTCCGACAAATCCACCCTGATGTGCTAAACGATCATGTATCTCATATGACGTCATCGCGTTCGCTGCTGACAACTCCATCTCTGATACGTAATTAGCCATAGGCGAAACTTTGTCGATGATAGGAATAGCTCCCAATGCAGTATTAGTCGGCACTAAAGGTCCAGAACCTGCGCCGGTAGGGGTAGCCCCTGCCGCTGGCAATCCGGCCGATTGCCACAAAGAAAAGTATTGGCCAGCTGCGGCGTTCGCCAATGACGCTTTACTCACTAAGAAGTCTTGGTATCTCGAGTCATGTGCTAATCCAAATTGGTCTACTGTTGTGATCGCCATTACACTACTTCAAGAAATTTGGCGTCAAAACCACCTGCTTCGCCGAGTATGTATACGACCTGACCGTCTTCATGTGTAACGACTTCGGTTATCTCATATACGCCCGGAAAATCACGACTAAATGGTTCTAGAGTTTTAACGAGTTGTCCTACTGAAAGCATTATAATCTCCGTTAGTTAGTATCGACCCAAAGGTCTCCAATAGCAGGTGAAGTAGGCGCGGTCGTGCCTACCGATATCGCGACAATAGCACTTGTGTTACTTTGTCTAGTAATTGGATCAAGCGCAGTCACAACAACTCCGAGAGTGCTGTTGATGTCAGGACTATTGACCCAATTTGTGCCGTTATATGTGAGTGTATCACCATTGGCAGGCGTGGTAATAACTACATCTGTGAGAGAATCAAGGTTGCCACCGCTCGTCGCGTCAGCGTCATTGATCCAGTTAGTGCCGTTGTATTTTAGCACTTGTCCGGTCGACGGTGTAGTGATGACTACGTCGGTAAGAGAGTCAAGGTTGCCTCCGCCACCGCCGCCTGCCGCTGTGATTGTGATGTCGACTTCATCATTCGCTGAGTCATCAGCGATCGTCAAGGTGATGTTTGTACCTTCAATGAAGTTGATGTTCCGACGAGTTGCAACGGCCGTACCGTTTTTCTCAACAGTCACTGCGCCAATCTCGCGAATCGAATCAGATCCGTTGTTTCTCTTCAGGAATAGCTTACCATCAAACGTATTGATCGCGATCTCACCGAGAGCGAGATCGGTCGTTAATGGAATTTTGCCGGCGACGGCACTGCGTTTTAATTGAACTACGGGCATGTGTCCTCACTCTTTTACGGCTATATAGCCAAGTGCTATATTACTTATATGAAATTAGTAGGTTCCACCGTCGATTGCGCCATAAGTTGCGGTGATAGTGATGTTCGAACCACCGTTGAACGACGCCGAACCACTCAAGTCACCACCCAGTGAAATTGTACGAGACGTCTGAAGTGTCGTAGCGGTCGTCGCGTTACCAGACAGTGCACCAGTGAATGTGGTTGCGGTGACTGCAGTTGCAGCCAGTGTCGGTGAGTTGACAGTGGTCGTACCTGCAACTGCTGAGCCGATGTTGACGTTAGTGGTAGAACCAGCAGCACCACCTGTACCGATGTTAACGGTCTTAGTCTGACCCGATGTAGTAGCACCACCTGCGAGTGTAGTTGTGCTCGTCGCGGTAGATCCACCGATAGTCAGAGCAGTCGCACTTCCACCAAAGTTGATAGTGTTCAACGTCGTGTTGAGTACATCCATCGACGTACCGGTTGCAAGGATAGACGTACCTATCGTAGGTGAAGTCAGTGTCTTGTTCGTGAACGTCTCAGTTCCAGCCAACGTGGCAAGAGTACCAGTCGTTGGAAGAGTGACGTTGGTAGCACCAGT